TATTTTAAGAATATTGACAATGCTTACAAACAATTTTTACCTATCTGCTCATATATAAAGCGAGAAATCAGAACTGACCAAATTAACGGAGGTATGGTAGGACAGTACAATGCATCAATCACACAACGTTTAAACGGACTAACTGAGAAGACTGAAACTACTGTCACAATGGAAATGCCGCTATTCCCAGAAGACCAAAAAGCAATAGATGTTCAAGAGAACTACCTCGATAAATAAGATACTATCCCTAAACAAAAGGATAAAAATCATTCAGGGTGGAACTTCCGCAGGAAAGACGTTCGGTATCCTACCGATACTGATAGATAAGTGTACTAAAGAAAAGGGCTTAGAGGTGTCCGTAGTAGCTGAGACAATACCTCATCTCCGTAGGGGTGCGCTAAAAGACTTCCTGAAAATAATGCGTTGGACAAATCGCTACTTTGACGATAGGTTTAATAAGACATTACTAAGGTACGATTTTGCTAACGGCTCATCAATAGAGTTTTTTTCAGCAGATGATGCTTCTAAGCTCAGAGGTGCAAGACGTGATATCTTGTACATTAACGAGTGCAACAACGTAACGTTTGAGTCATACAATGAGCTTTCCATCCGTACAAAGCAAGAGGTGTACTTGGACTTTAACCCTGCCAATGAGTTTTGGGTACACAAGGAACTAAAAGACGAACCAGACACGGACTTTATAATCTTAACCTACAAAGACAACGAGGCACTTGACGAATCAATTGTTACACAAATAGAAAAGAACCGAGACAAAGCAGCTACGAGTTCTTACTGGGCTAATTGGTGGAGAGTGTATGGTCTTGGGCAAGTAGGTAGTCTTGAAGGAGTAGTCTTTAACAATTGGAAAGAAATAGACACGATCCCAAAAGAAGCGAAGCTGATAGGAATAGGATTAGACTTTGGATACACGAATGACCCTACGGCAGCAATTGAGATTTACAACTATAACGGAACACGGATAGTAAACGAACTTGTTTACCGCACAGGAATGGTTAACTCAGACATCGCTAAGATACTTCCGTCAAGCATCATCATCTACGCAGATAGCTCAGAGCCTAAATCCATCGAAGAGATAAGACGTCAAGGCAAAACAATCAAAGGAGTAACGAAAGGAGCTGACTCAATCAACTACGGTATTGACGTAATGCAAAGGCAAGACTATTTAGTAACTAAGCAAAGCACGAACCTGATCAAAGAACTACGCTCATATTGTTGGGATACTGACAAGCAAGGTCAACGAATGCGCAAACCGATAGACCACTACAATCACGCTATTGATGCTTTACGTTACCACGAGATGGAAGCACTCGGACTAAAATCAAACTATGGACAATACAACATCCGATGAGCTGCCTAAAATGATTAGGGTAGTAGAGCAATACATCAAAGACAAGACAGGCAAAAGAGTCAACATCGTATTCAATGACATCTTCAACGTCAGAAGGCACACTCAGATGCTGGCTCAGGCTTATGCCTATGTGTTACAAAAAGACGAATCACAAGTTAAATAATTATGGAAGTACAAATAAACGTACCATCAACACTAAACGAAATCCCACTAAAGCACTATCAGGACTTTCTGAAGGTGCAACGTGACTCTACTGACGAGGAGTTTGTAGCTCAAAAGATGGTAGAGATATTCTGCGGAATCCGATTAGTAGAAGTAGCCAAGATAAAGCTGACTTCATTAAACGAATTGATAGCACACTTTACGCAACTGTTTAATCAAGTGCCTAAATTCACACCTAAATTTATGATAGGCGATATTGAGTTTGGCTTTATTCCTGAACTTGAAGAGATAACCTTTGGAGAGTACGTGGATTTGGATTCTCATTTGCAAAGCTGGGATAAATTCCATAAGGCAATGGCAGTTTTGTACCGCCCTATAAAAACACGAAGCGGAGATAAATACGAGATAGCAGAATACAACCCTAACAAAGATATGGAGGAGCTAATGCAGTACGCACCATTAGACGTATGTATTGCAGCATCGGTTTTTTTTTGGACTTTAGAAAGCGACTTACTGCAAGCTACTCTGAACTATTTGGAGACGGAGATGAAGAAGGAGAAGAACCTGTCGCAGACTTTAGCGAAACAACTCAATTTAGCAAACGATGGGGATGGTATCAGTCACTTTATGCACTCGCTAAAGGAGATGTCACAAAGTTTGACGACATCGCCAAGTCAAGGGTTACTAAATGTCTTACCTATCTCACATTCGAAAAGCAAAAAAACGAAATTGAACAACGACAACTCCAAAGACAAATGAGAAGATGAAAGGATTTTACGATATAACGAACAAACTTAAAACACACTTTATAGCTGACCCTATTGTAAACACAGTAACGGAAGGAGACATCTTTGAGGTGGACTTAAACAAGCAGACAATCTTTCCGCTTGTACATATGATGATCAACAACGCATCGTTTGAAACCAATGTTGTGCGCTTTAACGTAAGCCTCATTGCGATGGACATTGTTGACATAAGCAAAACTGCAACAACTGACGTGTTTAGAGGCAACTCAAATGAGCAAGATGTACTCAACACACAATTGGAGGTCTTAAATCGAGCCTATGCGCTAATGCTACACGGAAACTTGTGGGATGATAAGTACGTTGTTGACGGCAATCCTACTTGTGAGCCGTTTACTGAACGCTTTGAAAACTTTATGGCAGGCTGGACTATGACACTTGACATCCTTATCCCTAACGAGGTAACAATCTGCTGATGCAAAACACGGAGGTTCAAAAGGAATTAGAACGCTTTAGAGACTATGTTGTTAGTCAATCAAGGCGCAACCTTTCAAGGCTACGTAAAAACTCGTCTAAACGCTTGTATCAATCAATTCAAGGCAAAGTAAAGACGATGCCTAACTCTATATCAATTGAGTTTGAAATGGAAGACTACGGAGTGTTTCAAGATGCAGGTGTTTCAGGTAAGAAAAAGAAGTACAACACACCTTACTCCTATAAATCAAAGATGCCTCCTCCAAAGGCTTTTGACAAATGGATAGTTAAAAAGGGATTAGCACCAAGAGACAAGGGTAAGTTTAAAAGCAGAAAGAGTTTGTCATTTGCAATCGCTCGCAGTGTATTTATGAATGGTATAAAACCAAGTTTGTTTTTTACTAAACCGTTTGAGGCAGCTTACAAGCGACTACCTGAGGAGCTGGTAGAAAAATACGGACTTGATGCTCTAAAATTATTCAATGAACAAATAGACCAAATACAAAAACAAAATGGCTAACATATTTACAAGGAGTCCACACATCGTAACTATAAACGTAGCAGGGCAAGTAGAAACCAAGATAGAACTTTACTTGTGGAACTCAGGTTCAATGCCAAGCGCACCACAATACGTTTTAAGCAAGTTAATTGCTGCGACTAATGCTCCTACAACCTATTACGATTTATCGCCTTACATCAGCGAGTTTATAGACCACAACAATCTACAAACGCAACCTGCTACAACGGCAGCTACTCCGACAAATCAGTACGTCAATTTCTTGTATAGAAAGTACAGGAGAATCGGAAGCACCTTTGCACAAACTGGTTCTGATGTTACTGGCTTAGGCTTTAACGGATTTGGATACTATGCAGAAGGAAGCAACCCTGTTTTATTTGATGTCTTTTCTGATAACACGAATTACTATTATAACCCTATCAACAACGTAGGATGGTTTACGGCTTACACAGGTGGCAATGTAGCCAAAGTTAAATACACGAATTATAGTACGGCAGCAACACAAACAATAACCCTAAGTGTAAATGCAGTAAGAGACGTTGTAAGAGTTTATGCAGGGTGGGAGTCAGTAGGCAATAAGGTTGAGTTTTTAAATTCAGCAAACGCAGTTTTATGGACTGCCAATGTTTACCCAAAAACGGAATGTAAATATACTCCAGTTCAGATTGACTTTGTAAATAAATACGGAGCGTGGCAAAGGGAGTGGTTCTTTAAAGCAAGTTACGATAGCTTGAATGTTGAAAACACGGAGTATAACCTAATGCAAAGTACGTTCCCTAACTACCTATTAACCGAAGGACAAAGAGAAGTGTTTAACGCTAACGGAAAGCAAACAATCAAAGTAAACACGGACTGGGTAGATGAAACCTTTAAGGAGAAAATTAAACAGCTAATGTTAAGCGAGAAGATTCTTGTTAATGAAACTGCAGCCAAGCTAAACACGAAGTCAATGGACTTAAAGAAATCCATAAACTCAAATCTAATTAACTACGAGATGGAGTTTGAATTTGCATACGACGTTATTAACTCAGTAATGTAATGAGCAGAGAGGTACACTTATACGTCAGTACAACACGCTACCAAAATATAACAACATCGGTAGTCAACAACTTTTTTCAAAGCGTTACTAATGCTGGAGGAGTATGCGAAAGCGGTCAATGTATGATTGACTATCTTAACTCGTTAGGCGGTTTATTTGGTAATTATGAAAACTCGGAAAGATTAGAGCTATTCAATGACGAAACAATAAACCTCACAAGTACAGTACAAAACGTTCAAGACATATCTAAAACCTTTACGGACTTTTCGCAGAGCTTTACAATTCCTGCGAGTGATCATAACAACCGAATACTTCAACATTTTTATCAGTCAGATGTCAACGCTTTATTTGATTATAACCTTAGATTAGATTCCTTTATTGAGATTGACTTGACTTTCTTTAGGAGGGGTAAGTTGCAAGTAGAAAAGTCGAACCTAAAAAACGGAAGACCTGAAAGCTACACCGTAACATTCTACGGAGATGGCAGAACCTTGAAAGATTACTTTGGAGAGGACTTGCTTTCTGATTTGGACTATACTGCTTACAATCATATATACACAGGAACTGAGGTACAAAATAGAATTACGGATGCAACAAATCAATATGATGTAAAATATCCTTTGATTAGTTCTAAGCGAATTTGGCACTATCAATCTAATTATGTAAACGCTACTACACCAAATTGGTTAAACTTAGGAACATTAGGTTCAAACGATATACACGCAACAAGTGGAGCAATACATTACTACGAGCTATTCCCTGCGTTAAGAGTAAGCAAAATCTTTAAACTTATTCAAGCAAAATACGGAGTAACATTTGAGGGCACGTTCTTAACTGATGACCGATTTACTAAGCTATTCTTGTACTACAAAAACAAGAGCGAATTTGAAGTAATTGGAAAGCAAAATTTAGTTAATATTCAGTCAGTAAGTCCTCCAACAGGAACTTATGACCTATCTCCATACATAGACACAACTACTGATACAATTACATTCACGGAATTAAACGGAGTGCTTACTCATATATTGAGTATTAATATACTTTCAATTTCTACCGCTACTTCGTTTTTTGTTGACGTATTCCAAAACGGAAACTTATTAAACTCAATCGAGATTTCTACAACTGGCGTTCACACTTTGGATGTAGTGAATCAAACGTCAGGAATGAATATAGCATACCAAGTTTACATCAGACCAACAAGTGCAGTTACTGTAACTCACTCACTTGAATACTCAGTAAATTACCTAAGTGGCGCATCTTTAGTTACTGAAACGCAATCAACAACTAATGCTTCATCTGTAATGGTTATGACTCAGAGTTTAGAGTACAATGCACCTCAAATGAAGATTTCTGATTTCTTTACTGGAATCCTTAAAACGTTTAATATGGTTTGCGTAAGCTCAGGGGTTAATGTCTATGAACTTGCGCCTTTGGATGAGTGGTACGGGCAGGGAGCGATAGTTGACATTACTGAGGATACGGACATAGATTCGATTGATGTTGCTCGTATGCCACTTTACAAAAAGATTGCATTTAAGTTTACTGAAAGTGAAAGCGTGTTAAATAAGCAATTTAATCAAATGTTTTCTCGTGGTTATGGAGATATGACTTATCAATATGGATATGATGGAGGAGAATATACAATTGAACTACCTTTTGAAAACTTATTGCAGCAGAAATTTACTGGAACAAATTTACAAGTTGGTTATGCTCTTAATAATGAGTTTGCTCCATATACACCTAAGCCGATTCTATTGTATCAGTATAATAACAAAGATTGTGATTTTAAATTTAATACTGGTTCAAATGTTACAATAACAAACTACACACCATTCGGTCAGGACTTGTACTACAATAACACGGACTTAACTTTGAACTTTGCACCTGAAACATCAACGCTTTTAGAATACCCAATACAAAACACCGTCTTTGCTCAGTATTATTTTAGTTACTTATACAATCTTTACAACCTAAAACAAAGGTTAGTGACGGTAAAAACCATCTTGCCAGTAGGAGTTTTGACAAACCTAAAATTAAACGATAGGCTAATTATCAGAGACAAGCGATATATCATAAACGATATGAACACGAACCTAACTACAGGAGAAGTTCAGTTCTCGCTTTACTTAGATTTTAGACCAATGATTAACAAAGTACCGTTTATAAATATACCTGCAGGTGGTGGATCAGCAGTTACTGCAATCAACATTCCAAACGGAGGTATTACTGCTTTGCTTACTCCTTCTGCTGCTGACATTACATTAAGTCAAACAACTTTAACGTCAAGTCAAAACGTAACTATAACTACAGGACCTTTGACAAGCGGTAACGTGTACTCAATAGGTGTGGCATTTACTTACGCTAACGGAACGCAGACTAATGATAACATTTTTATAGTAATAGAATGATACAACAAATAATTGCAATGCTCCAACTTGATAGTCACTACGGCATCAGCGAAGAGATAGACATTGCCAAAGGAAAATACAAGCTGCACACGTCTATGAAGAAGGCAATCAAACAAGGTAAAAGAGAACTTATAAATAAACGAAATGGCAGAAGTTAAAACTATAAAAATAAACGTAGATACAAAGCAGGCGGTCAACGCTATGGATGACCTTGCACAAGCCACTCACGATGTATCAGCAAGTTTTGCAGACGTATATGGCGAGATACAACCGCTTACTGCTCGTATGGGCGAAGCTGAAGACCGCTTGTATGAATTAGCTGCCGCTGGTAAAACCACTACAAAGGAATATCAAGACCTCTTAAAAACCGTAGGAGATTATCGTAAGGTACAAATCCAAACGGATATGGCAGTTGATGCTGCTGCCACTAATATGGGACAAAAACTTGGTGGCGCATTAGGTGGTGTTACTGCAGGGTTTAGCTTGGCACAGGGTGCAATGGGTGCTTTTGGTGTAGAATCAGAAGCAGTAGAAAAAACCTTGCTAAAAGTTCAATCTGCTTTAGCAATACAACAAGGTTTACAAGGTATTAAAGAAGCCATACCAAGTTTTAAAGCATTAGGAACTGCTGCAAAAAATGCTCTTGCAGGAATCAAAACAGGAATAGCTGCTACTGGTATCGGTTTACTTGTTGTGGCATTAGGTACTCTTGTAGCTTATTGGGATGATATTAAAAGTGCGGTTAGTGGTGTAAGCGATGAGCAAACTAAACTTAACGAAAAGACGGATGCTAACGTACTTGCTCAACAAGCTAAATACGATACAATTTCAGGTCAAGATAATATCTTAAAGCTGCAAGGAAAGTCAGAGCAGGATATTTTAAAAATTAAAAAAGCGCAAATCAATGCCGTAATTACTGCTACGGAAGCTCAATTAGTTCAGCAAGAATCTACCAAGAAAGCTCAGGTTGCAGCAGCCAAAAGAAATAATCAAATCTTACAAGGAATCATTACTTTCCTTACTGCTCCTTTGCAATTATTATTGAAAACGGTTGATATGGTCGGTTCTGCATTAGGTAAGGACTTTGGGCTTCAAAAAGGATTTACTAAAGGTTTGGCTAATCTTGTATTTGACCCTGAAGAAACGGCAGCAGAAGCAGACAAAACAATAGAAGAAACAAAAAAGAAATTAGCTACTTTAAAAAACGAAGCGGCAGGGTTTGAAATCGCTTTACAACAACAATCAGACAAGTCATCCAAAACGGCAAAAGACAAAACTGAATCAAATAATGATTTAATTGGCAAAGCAAATGCAGAAGCTAAAAAACTTGCCTTAGAACAACAACAACAACTGGATGCTAAATTAGAAGCGATAGCTGAACAAAACTATTTAAATACACTTTCAGACCAAGAAAAAGAACTTTTAGCAGTACAAGATAAATACTTTGAATTAGAAACTTTAGCTAAAGACAATGCTGACGCACTTGCAGATTTGGAAATAGCCAAACTAAATGAGCAAAACGAGATCAACTTAAAGTATCAAAATATAGCGTATGAACAAGACAAAGCAGCTAAAGCAAAACAAAAGGAATTAGATGACAAGGCTGCAAAGGATAAAGAAGATGCAGAAAAAGCATTAGTTGAAACTCTTGCTGCAATTAGAGATGCTGATTTAAATAATATATCAGCAGGTATTGGTTTAGTTAAAAACCTATTTGAGAAAAACAAGAAGGTACAAGCAGCAGCATTAATAGCAGAAAGTGCAGTTGCCATTGCAAGAACAATCATAAGCACAAAGGCAGCAAACCAAGCAGCAAGAGCGCAAGGAACGGCAGCATCAATATTAACAGGTGGAGCATCGGTAATTGCAGCTGAGGCTTTAGTATTAAGAAACAACATAGGAGCAGGTATTTCGATAGCAGCTCAAATTGCAGCTACTGCCAAAGGTGTTTCTGCTTTAGGTGGTGGCGGTACTCCTCCAAGTAATGACAACTCTTCTGATGGTGGAGGTGGAGGTAGCTTCTCTCCTAACTTTAACGTAGTAGGTAACTCAGGTATAAATCAGTTAGCGCAACTTCAGCAACAACCAATGCAGGCTTATGTGGTAAGTGGTTCAGTAACTACTGCTCAAAGTTTAGATAGAAACCGAATTGAAAACGCAACATTGTAGCATTAAAAAGTTAAATAGATATGACCGTTATTGAATTAATCATTGACCCTAAAGACGAGCAAAGCGGAATTGATGCCGTAAGTGTCGTAGAATCTCCTGCCATTGAGGAGAACTTTGTAGCCTTATCAAAACACGAAGTAGAACTCAAAGAAGTAGACAAAGAGAAGCGTATATTAATGGGTGCAGCTCTGATCCCTAACAAAAAAATATATCGTGTAAACGCAAAGAAAGAGGAGTATTACATATACTTTTCGGAGGACACCGTACGTCAAGCAATGGAGTTGTTCTTTAAAAACGGAAACCAATCCAACGCAACTTACGAACACAAGGATGCAGTCAAAGGAATGACCGTTGTAGAATCTTGGTTAATTGAGGATAGCGAAAAAGACAAAAGCACTTTGTACGGATTCAGCTTACCGAAAGGAACGTGGATGATTTCTATGAAAGTGGATAACGATGAGGTATGGCAAGACGTCAAAGCTGGCAAGGTTAAAGGCTTCTCAATTGAGGGATACTTCGCTGATAAATTAGAAATGTCATTAGAGCAACAAAAGAAAAATGAAATTATTAAACAACTTAAAAATTTACTTAATGAGCAAATTTAAAACACCAAGCAAAGCAAGTCCAAGAGCTGGTAGCAAAAGAGGCTGCCTATGTGAAGACGAAACATACTCAACTAAATGTTGTGATGGCAGTTTACAAGCGCAAGGCATCGGTAAAACTGCTGAAGTTAACGAACCTGCTGCTACTCAAACTGAGGTCAGCGGAGTGAGAACTATCATACGTCAAAACGGATAAAAATAAAACAAATATAAACACCATAAATTAGATAAGTATGAATACTACAAAATCAATTTACAATAAGCTCTTCAAAGAGCAAACTCAATTGGCTTCCCATAAGATTGAATTAGGTGTCGTTGAGGATATTGCATCTTCAACTGCTAAAGCTAATAAATTTGAAGCTGATATTTTAAGTTTAGTGAAGGATGCGGATACAGCAACTGCACAGTTAAAAACAATACAAGATAACCTAACTAAGCAAATAGCATCAATACAAAAACTTGCTACGGATGCTGAAAAAAATTACGATGCTCAAGATAAAATTTGGGATAAGGCAAAAATTGCAGCAGAAAATTTAGGATTGAAAAAAGAAGAAATCAAAGGTTGGAAAGAATTTGAAAATAGTAGATTGACAATTAGAAAAGCATTTGATGCCGCTAATAAATTTAGAAAATAAATAAAAATGAACGAGAAAACAATCTTAAACAAAGTCCGCACACTTTTAGGTTTAGAAGTGAAGTTGGAAACTATGCTCCTTTCTGACGGAGTATCAATGCTCGAAGCTGATGTATTCGAAGCAGGTCAGCCTGTATTTATCCTAACGGAAGACGAACAAAGAATTCCGCTTCCAGTAGGAGAATATGAATTAGAGGATATGCGTATCCTTGTAGTAATCGAAGAAGGTGTAATTGCCGAAGTTCGTGAAGCTGCTGAAGTAGAAGAAGAAGTAGTTGAAGAGACTCCTGCCGTAGAGGAAGAAGTTGAAGCTACTACCGAAACTGCTACACCTAAAAAAACTATTGAGTCTATTGTTAAAGAATCTTTCTTTAGCGAAATCGAATTACTTAAAAAAGAGAACGAAGAATTGAAAGCAAAACTTTCAGCACAAACTCCTGAGGTTGCAGAAGAAGTTGCACCTGTAGAATTGAGCGAAGAGCCTAAGCCTATTTCTTTCAATCCTGAAAACTCACAAGCTACCGATGTATTCAAGTTTGCTGCTAAAAGAAACGTAACAACTATGGACACGGTATTATCAAGAATTTCTAACATTAAATAATTAAATAAAATGCCTACAACAACTTCAATCACTACTACTTACGCTGGCGAGTTCGCAGGTAAGTACATTGCAGCAGCTTTATTGTCTGCTCCAACCCTTGACAAAGGCGGTATCACAATTATGCCTAACGTCAGATTTAAGCAGGTAATTAAGCGTGGCGCTACGGATGGTATCATCAAGAACGCAACGTGCGATTTTGATCCTACGTCTACTATCACTTTGACTGAGCGTATCCTTCAACCTGAGTATTTCCAAGTTAACTTACAATTGTGCAAGTCTGACTTCCGTTCAGATTGGGATGCCATTCAAATGGGTTACTCTGCATTTGACGTTCTTCCTAAATCTTTTGCTGATTTCTTAATTGCACACGCTGCTGAGAAAGTTGCTGCTGGTATGGAAACTTCAATCTGGTCAGGTGTTAACGCAACTGCTGGAGAGTTCGCAGGTATTATGACTCAGTTAACTACTGACGCATCTTTGCCTGCTGCACAAGAAGTTGCAGGTACAACTGTTGATGCTTCTAACGTTATTGCTGAATTAGGTAAAATCGTTGACGCTTGTCCTTCTGCTCTTTACGGTAAAGAAGACTTGACTCTTTATGTATCTAACAATATCTATCGTGCTTATGTACGTGCATTAGGTGGCTTTGCTGCTTCAGGTGTAGGTGCTAATGGTTACGACAACAAAGGTACAAACCAAGTTCTTGGCGACTTGTACTTTGATGGTGTTCGTGTATTTATGGCTAACGGTCTTGCTTCTAACAAAGCTCTACTTGCTCAAAAATCTAACTTGTACTTTGCTACTGGTCTTTTGAACGATATGAACGAAGTTAAAGTTTTGGATATGGGCGACATTGACGGTTCTCAGAACGTAAGAGTAATTCTCCGTTTTTCTGCTGATGCTAAATACGGTTTTGCTTCTGACGTTGTTACTTACGGAATCACAAACTCTGCTAACTAATCATTAGCTTAATTTAAAATAATCGGGGAGGGGTATACGCTCCTCCCTTTTTTATAACATTTAAAACTTAAAAATTATGTCTTGTCAATTAGCTAATGGTAGACTTGAAGTATGTAAAGATGCCGTAGGAGGCATTGATGCAGTTTACTTCATTAACTACGCAGATTACGCTTTTCCTACTGACGTTACTTATGTAGCTACTACCGATACAATTGATACGGTAGCTAACGTAGCATCGCTTTACAAATACGAACTCAAAGGAACAAACTCTTTTGAGCAAGTATATAACTCTTCTCGTGAAAACGGAACTACTTTCGCTGAACAAACTTTGACTATCACTTTAAAGAAGCAAGATGCTGCTACACACAAGTCAGTTAAATTGTTAGCTTACGGACGTCCTCACGTTGTAATCAAGAACCGCAACAACCAATTCTTTTTAGCAGGTCTTGAGCACGGAATGGAATTGACTACTGCAAATGCCTCTAATGGTACTGCAATGGGAGACCTAAACGGATACACTTTGACTTTCGTTGGAACTGAAAAAATTTATGCTAACTTGTTAGACTGCTCATCTGAGGCTACTTTAGCAGGTGCAGGTGCAGGTGCTGTATTTACATCAGCTACTATCATTACTGCCTAATCGTTTTCTTCATAGCGTGTAAGAAGGGTGGCATTAGCTGCCCTTTTTGCTTTTAAAACAAATCGGCATCAAGTCAGTTACTTTAATATGATTGTACTAACAACATCAGCATCAGCTCAGACGTTCTCGTTTATTCCAAGAGATACACCTACTACAATGGTGTTGACTGATGATCAAACAAACACTCCAGTAACCGTATCTATCACATCGCAAACTTCAGGCGATTACGTTAATACGTTGACTGCTATTTTTGCTTTAATAGAAGGTCATTTCTACGATTTGGTGCTTTACAAAAACTCAGCAATCGTTTATAAGGATAGAATCTTTTGTACTGACCAAAACATCGTAACATTCTCCGTAAACAACGGACAATATACATCTAACACCACATCAAATACGTTCATAGTTTATGAGTAACAACGTACACATACTAAATCTATCGGCATACACTACTCCCGTAATTCAAGAGAGTAAGCGTGATGCTTGGGTTGATTTTGGGGAAGACAATAACTACTACCAATTTCTATTGGATAGATACACAAACTCCACTACAAATTCTGCAATTATAAATAACATATCACGTTTAATTTATGGTCGTGGATTATCCGCAGTAGATGCTTCAAGAAAGCCTAATGAGTACGCTCAGGCAATGGCTATGTTCTCAAAGGATTGCTTACGTAAAATGGCTATTGACCGCAAGATGCTTGGTCAGTTTGCTATTCAAGTACACTACAATGACAAACACGATAGAATCCTAAAGGCTTTCCATATTCCTGTAAATTTATTACGTGCAGAGAAGTGTAATAAAGACGGAGAAATCGAAGGATACTACTATTCGGACGATTGGACTGATATAAAGAAATACCCACCTACAAGAATACCTGCATACGGATTCTCTAAAGACAAGGTTGAGATTTTATTTTGTAAGCCTTACGCAGTTGGGATGAAATATTATTCTTACGTTGACTATAATGGTGCAGTACCCTACGCACTATTGGAGGAGGAAGTAGCTGATTACTTAATCAACGAGGTTCAAAATGGATTCTCAGGCACGAAGGTGGTCAACTTTAACAACGGAGTACCAACTGAGGAGCAACAGTCTATTATTACAAACAAAGTTTTAAGTAAGTTGACTGGATCTAAAGGTCAAAAAGTCATTGTAGCGTTCAACGACAATATGGACACTAAGACTACTGTAGACGATTTACCTTTGAATGACGCACCTGAACACTACACATACTTATCTGAGGAGTGTATGCGTAAGATTATGCTTGGACACAACGTTACTTCTCCGTTACTTTTTGGTATTGCAGGAGCTAACGGATTCTCGTCTAACGCTGATGAATTGCAGAACTCATTTATCTTGTTTAACAATATGGTCATTAAGCCACTTCAGGACGAAATACTTGAAGCCTTAGACACTATCTTAGCTTACAACGGCATATCCCTCAACTTATTCTTTAAGACGCTTAAACCGCTTGAATTTACGGATTTGGAAAATGCTATGACTGAGGAGCAAGTAGCAGAGGAGACAGGCACTGAACTATCAAAACAAGAATCCTTAGATAACGAGGTTGCTCAATCACTTATAGACTTAGGAGAAGAGCCTTCTGAAAATTGGCTTTTAATAGACGAATTTCCTGTTGACTATGACTTAGACGATGCAGAGAACGAACTACTCTCTAAAGAGCTTAAAAAGGGCTTATTTTCAAAGTTAGTTGAGTTGGTAAGCACAGGAGATGCACGTCCAAACCTACGAGACAAGCAAGACAAAGTTATTGATGGTTTTAAATTCGTGACTCGCTACGTTTATGCAGGTTCTGAACCAAGAGATAAGTCAAGACCTTTTTGCAATGCAATGATGCGAGCTAAAAAGATTTATAGAAAAGAGGATATTCTTAAAATGGGCAATCAAGCAGTCAATAAAGGCTGGGGTCCAAAGGGTGCTGATACTTATTCTATTTGGCTTTACAAGGGTGGAGGCAATTGTCATCATCGTTGGAACAAACAAGTTTACGCAGCATTTGAAGGCAAGGCTTTGGACATTCCTAACGCTAAACAAATCGCACAAGCAAAAGCTGCAAAGTATGGCTATACAATAAAGAATGAGGCTTTAGTTTCTCAAAGACCTATTGATATGCCTAATCAAGGATTTTTACCTAAAAACAATTAACGATGGCAACTGCACTACTCATAACACGAGATGATTTAGTTAGGTTTACTGCCGTTAATGGCAACGTAGACACGGACAAGTTTATTCAGTTCGTTAAAATCGCTCAAGACATTCACATACAAAACTACTTAGGCACAAAATTGCTTCAGAAGATTCAAGCAGATATTGTCGCAAATACTTTAGCTGGTAACTACGCTACTTTGGTAAACACATACGTAAAGCCTATGTTGATCCATTGGGCAATGGTAGAATACTTACCTTTTGCAGCTTATACAATCGCTAATAAGGGAGTCTATAAACACTCATCTGAGAACTCTGAGAACGTAGAGAAAAACGAAGTAGACTTCTTGATTGAAAAGGAACGTCAGATTGCTCAACACTACACCGAAAGATTCATTGATTACATCTGCTTTAACAACAACTTGTTTCCTGAGTACACTTTGAATACTAACGGAGATATGTATCCTGATACTGCAAACAACTACACTGGCTGGTATATTTAATTATGAGAACACGAACTAAGGTAGGAACTTACAAACCAAAACAAGAAAACATTGAGAAGCTCCGTGTTTTCCTAACTAAAATAAACAAAGATGTCAAATAACATAAGCTGGGGAAAAATATACGAATCAACGTGGTGGGGAGACCAAATCAACACCGCAGATTCTTTGTATGATTACGCTACACCTACCTTTAATGCACCTTTTGACTTAGAGTTAAGAGTAGCCTCAGAGGGTGGAGTATTGGAATCTACTTTTTGTATGTCTTTAACCATTTTAAACCTTTCTCAAATATGAGCCTATTAGATACCGCTTCCTTAATAGTAACGCCAAACGGATACAAAGAGGGCAAACTTTACTCCGTTATTCCCTCCGATGGTTCGGGGGATATGTCCGTAACAAGAGCAACAACTGCAACAAGAGTTAACTCTGCGGGGTTGGTTGAGTTAGTGCCTTATAATTTGTTGAGTTGGTCGCAAGATTTTACAAATGGTTGGTTTGCGTATTTGGGAAGTATTACTGCAACTGCGAACTATGGAACTGCACCCGATGGAACAAATACAAGCACACGTATTTTGTTTACTTCAAACAATCAAATTTGGGCAAAAGCTATTAGTGGACTGACTAATGTAAATGGTACTTTTTCAGTTTGGATAAAAGGAGTTACGGGTCAAACAATAGCTATCTCATACGGAGGTACTGACAATGTTGTAACACTACAAAGTGGTTGGAATAGGTATAGTGTTACGGCAGTAGGAACAATAGATTTTATTTTTATTGATACCTTTAGTTCAACCGCAACGGATATAGAAGTTTGGGGTGGTCAAGTAGTCGAGGGTTCAGTAGCTAAAGACTACCAAAAGACGGAAACAAGACTTAACATACCACGTCTTGACTACTCAAACGGTACTTGTCCAAGTTTGTTAGTAGAACCGCAAAGGACAAA